TTTCATCAGCAGGTTTCATTATTTCTGCTAGAGCCATGATAGGAGAGGGACTAGGATTTGTTGTCTCTATTAATCTAATATTACCAGAAGCGCCTCTGAGCATGAGTCTCCACAGTTCTATGGCTTTGTCATATGTGATTTCAGTACCTGAAAATGGTAGCAATCTTTTTGAACCGCGTGGAGCAGATACAAAAATTAAGACATCATCTGCAACTTTAGACAGATGTTCCGCCATAAGAAGATGTCCTTTGTGGGGAGGCTTGAAAGAGCCCGGCATTACAGCAACAGTTTTAGTTCCCGTGGTAGTTACAATTGTCTGCTCTCCTTCTTCATCTCCGATTTCACCTTCTGGAGTATCTTGAAGTTCTGTAGACTCATTCACTGCAGCAGGCTTTTTAGTCATAGCCTGTGCTAAATTACTTCCCATTCCATCTCTGATGAAGTCACCTGTGATCTTGATGGGATTATTAACCCCAAATACATCATTCGAGCGCATCACAACTCCTTCGTGACTAGTGAGAGCATCATTTCCTACTTTAGACTTATTGACTAAAGTTTGAAGAACTGCTCTTCCTAATAGTCTAGTTGCATGGTAGAATATTGCACCAGATGCAAAGTTGTAATAAATCTCATCATCTAATTCAGGGTGTGCCTCTTCACTCAGAAGTTCTCTGATTGAGTATTGCTGCTCTCCTTGATCTGGAATTAAAGCAACATAATTTGCCTTGCTGAAGCAAGATCTAGATTTTCCATCTGAAAATGTATACTTAACACTATACGAAGGCTTTACAATCTTAGAATCAGATAACCAAGATGATAGTGATTGTGAAGTAGACGTTTGTGAGTCCAATTTTACCTCTATAACCTCTGCTAGAACTTTACTATAGTCAATGTCTATCTCACCTTTTAAAGCGACTGTATCGTACGGAGAGAGCGCTCTAAAGCCTTGTACGGTATTTGTATCATTGATTATCTTAACCAATTGATTTAATGCCTGCTTTTGCTGATCATTCAAATTTATTTCTTTAGTTTTTCTAGTAGTCTTGCCTTCTGGGCTGAATATCTCATTGAGTCCATGAAACGCAATAAAATCTTCATCATATTTTACAGCATTTACTTGCCCCGAATCTTTCGAACTTTCATGCACAATATCATTATTTAAACATATTGCAGGGTTATTCCACATGTCCAACACTCTTAGAACTTGTTCCATTTGTGTTGGTTGAGCACTAAGTGCATTATTCAATACAGTTAAAGCAACTGTACCATCATTTACAAAACCATGTCCAGAGGTAATCCCCTTTACGACAACGGGCTTCTTTTTCTTTTTGTGGATGATTGTTAAATTAGTCCCAACAGTTAACTTGTCCATTGAGACGCCCATAGCAACTAATTTGTGTAGAGGGATTTGCATAACTTCATCAGAATCTAGAGATTGCAATATAGCCTTCTCAAACCTCTCTTTTAAACGATCTGCTGTGACTCCTTCACGATCAATATTAGCCCTAGACATCCTGTCAATAGCAAACTCTCTGTCTCCGGACTTATTAGTGACTAATCGAATCGGCCCATTAATCCCATCTATCTTGATAGACGGTGTGAATTTATTAATATATTCTATCACTTCGTTCTCGAATACTGATAACAGATCTTTTCCATTCTTAACTGAATCCAGATCAAATGGATGCCACATATGCCCAACCGGGCCTTCTTGCAATAATCTTTTAGTCACTTTATATTCTCCTTTATTTTAAATACGTTTCATACCATTTTTGTTGCGCACCTTCTATTGACAAAACCTGATCGGACTTTCTACCGGGGTTTCCGTCTGCTGGGCGTTCAGCCCAAAATTCCACTTTACCTTCCCAAGTTGGTAATTGATCGATTACTTCTTGTGGTAAACTTTTTAACTTCGAAGATGATACAACTGTTTCAGCCATATTTGGCTTTTCGGCAACATTTAGGATATCCATTAAGTGTCCAAATCCGGGAAAGACTGCCAACGGTAAGCCTGTCATTATTGAAAGTTCAACTGAATCTTTCAAAGGAATTCTAATATCTTTGGTGCCGTGAATAATAAAACCTCCAGAATCATGAATACCAGCAGAAGTGCTCCCAGCAGATTTCTTCCAAGCAGGGGCGACATAATGTACCTTTGGGCGATACTGTAAACCGCTAGCGGCATGAGCAAGAAAAGCAACGCCTCCTCCTCTGGAGTAAGCAACTAAATGCACAGGCTTTCTGTCGTTTAAAAATTTAACGGCAATTTCAACATCTCTATCTGTAACCAACTCTCCACTATCAAATTGTGGACAACCAGCATCTCCGGGCTTTTCCCAAGTGTCATAAATTCCGTCCGGCTCAGGTTCTTCTAAAGTACCTTCTCCGGAATCTGAATCGATAACGTCTTCTAGGCATCCTAATTGATACATTCCACCACCTCTGCCTGAGACAGAATGTTGATTAGGGCGTCCGCCTTTGCCATGAAACCCTGCCCATTCCATCTGTTCGTTAAATTTTCTAAAGTTTTCCATTATTAATTTCATTTTCATTTTCTGATATATCCCCCACATGCAGTAAAATCACCATCATATTTAGCGACTGACTTTCCTTTTTCATCTTCATATCCAAATTCAGCACAAGCAGGTAAAGTAGATTTACACGCATCAATTGCTTTTTTATATTCTTCGGAGAAGTTATCTGGATATTCACCAGATACATTAGAAGCATCACCAACTGAATCTCTACCCAGTGCGTTTGCTTCTAAGTCATCTCTACGATCATCAAATTTTTCTTTCCAAGTAAGTCCAGTAGGCTTAATTAAGTCAGTTATCTCTCTTAGTTCACTGAAAACTATTGCAAACGCCTTTCCACTCCAACCTCTTTGAGTTGCCATATTGTTAGCCACACAATGAAAGAACTTGTCTTGATTTTTAACATTGAACGACATCATGCTAGAATATGCAAAGATAAAGTCTTTCATTGCTTTCTGTACAGCCAAATTTCCTCCACCGATATCTCCAAGTTTTTCGACACCATCAACAAATTTATCTTTAAGAAAGACAAGAGCATCCCTAGCAATGCCTTCATTAATTGCATCTTGAAATATCCTTTCTTCCAGAAGATACATTTCATATTCTTCTTTGATTAATATTTTTAATCTAGATTTTCTGATTTTCATACCGAATTTCCTTATTTATTAAACTTAAGTATCTCTTCCATCATAGCACGAACCTGTCTACGATAAGATTCATTCTTCTTCTTTTTATCTTGATCTTTCATAGACTTTTCAATAGCCTCTCCTCTCTTCTTTTCATACCCAGAGACTTTGCCATCTTTATCCAGATCAGCCTTTTTAGGATTTTCAAGTTCTTCGATTTTTTTGCCACCGTCTTTTCCGGCACATTTCTGCTTTCCACATTCAGGGCATGGCTTATCACCTCTGTTACCTTGTCCCATACAATGAACTTCTTCTATAGTTTCTTCTTTCTCTTCTTCTTTCTCATCTCTGTTTCCACTACAGTGTGCTTCATTCAGAGTACTTTTTCCAAGATTGAACTTTTCCATCAATAATTTGTTAAGTTCGTTGTTCTTGCTATTGTTATATTTTTTCATTATAGTGTTTCTCCTTTTAAATGAATTCTTTCGATGGATAGATTCCATCATATTTCTTTTATATCCGTCTTCCCAATCTCGGAAGCACATATTACCTTGTAAATAGGCTTCTTTTTCCATATTTCTTAGATGCTCATCATTTTGTGCATAGCCCTCGCCTATTGCATTGATCTTATCAAATTCACCTCTTAGGTTTTGTCCATGATGAATGAGTTCATGTGCGATAGATCTAAGTATGTCTTTAGGATGCCTATTAGTCACATAGACAGTCACTGCTTTGTTTTGGGGATCATAGTAGGCTGTCTTCCCTAGAAGGACATCAGCGTTATCCTCGTCGTCCTGAAGAGTAATACTAGGCATAGACTTGAGTCCAACTTTCTGTTGAACTGCAGAAGCCAAGTCATCTATCAGAGGACTTAGTTCCTGCATATCCATATTTGAATTATTTTTAATTTGACAATTCATTAATGATACCTTCTAACATGTAATTAGAGAAAAAATCTAGATATGACTCCTCTAAGACACTAGCAGACTCGTTTACTTTACCTTTACCTTTTTTGGGCTTAGATTTTGAAAACATAGCCAAAAGTTTAACTTTGCTTGACAGCCCTAGTCTTTCTAGATCTTTCTTCAAGAACCTTCTTAGAACTTTTAAAAGTCTTTGTTGAACCTTTTGTCCCTCAGGAGACTTTAGATCATACCCAGCGGCTTTGAGTTTAGGGCCGATAATCTGACTGATGTTGAGTACACCATTTTTGATTTTTGGAATCATTTTTATCATCTGTTCTTTGGACTTAGTTGGGGAATCTTTCTTAGCGTCATCTAAGGTAGAAGATTTGAACCTTCCTTCTCCAGCAGCAGTGAATTGCTTCTTGGAATAAGCGAGTGCATAGTCTTTTGAACTTTCTTTCTCTTCAGGCTTCATCCCATCATATAGACTATTCATTTTCTTAACAGCGGTGATATCTTCGTATCTAGAGGCTAATGTACCAAAGTCGCCCTTTTCGGCATAGTTCTTGAGTCTAAATAAGAACTTTTGTATTGCTTTTCTCTTTTTCTTTGGATCTTCATGCTTTTTAGTAACTTTCTGAAGAGCAACTTGAAGATTTGTTTTGAATTTTGCTAGATCACTTCTTTTTTCTAACAATACTCCACCAGATTCAGACAACATAATAGTTCCAACAGTATCTACCAATTGACTTCTTAAAGATTCTGAAATTTCAATACCTGAGCCTTTCAACTGAGCCTCAATGTCCCCAAGGATAGCAGCCAATGCACTAGTGTTCTTAGAAACGATTTTTCCTTGATCACCTTGCTTATCTGTTTTGCGATAATAGTAAGTTCCTCTAGCCTTTGCCAAATCAGGAAACAACTTAGACAGTCTAGACTGAAGGCTGTTTTTCCCTTTTCTGACGTTAACAGTTTCATCACCACCTTCTTCTCCACCTTCTGGATCTTCCTCACTTCTTCCTGCTTCCTGATCAGAATCGACATTATTTTCTAAATTGCTTTTTGCTTGTTCAGCAGCCTTCTCTTGCTCTGCAGGTGTCTTACCACTAGAACCATTGATAAAATCATAAATTTTTTCCCACATCTTGGCATTTGAAGCGAATGCAAACTTGTATGAATCGAAGATAGAAGCCAAAATCCCTTTTGCCTTTGGACTTTCGAGTTCTTTACCTAGGTTTTGTGTATCTTTCTTTACATCTCCTGTTGGTTCTTCGGGAGCATCACCGCCACCTAATTTCTCTTTCTGAAATTTTATGTATTGTTCTGCTTCAATTTGATCTCCAGTCTCAAATCTATCTGTATTTTTCATGATGTACTGTGCCATTTTTACAGGATCTGACATATTCAACTTCTTCAGTTCTATTTGTCCTGAATTGGATAAAGTTTGTGGAAATTTCTTAGTACCACCAGACTTTTTAGGATCTTTGTCCCCTTTGTTACCACCACCTGTAGGCGGCTCTTTTTCAGCATCAGCGGTTATATTTCCTTCTCCTTTTCCGATTTGATTGGAAATAATCTCCCCTTCTTTTCCAACTTCTGCAGTTTGCTCTTGTAATTGCTTCTGAAATCCATCATATATGTTTTCAGATGACATATTTTCAGCAATGATCATGTTTTCTTCATACTTTCTCATTTCAGAGATAAAGGCACGAAATGCACTTTCGCTTAGCACTGAATTAGCCTTTTTGATCATTATAGCCCTTGCAAACTCTTCTCTGATGATTTTATTATTGTTGTCGTTCATTTTGATACCCTCATTTGATAAATTTTTGACATTTTTTGTTATAGTGTATGAATTCTATTGTATTTCCATCCGGATCTTGCAAATATACGCCAGTTGTACCATCTCTATGACTAACTTTAAGTCCATTGGCAGGTAAGTCTTCTATTTCTTCACATCTAATCCCAATATGAGGCTTAGATGTATCAAAACTCTTATCTAGAAGCGCAATATTTGTATTTGCAATCTTTAGGCGTATATAGTTTTCTTGTCGGTGGGTTATTTCCCCACCTAAAGTGTCAATATACCATTTTTCTGAAATATTTAAGTCATCAACTAAAATAGCAATATGATCTACAACAGAATCCATGAATTATACTCCTTAACTCTAACTAAGTAGTCCTTTTACTTTCTATTCTGGCATTAATTGCATAAATATTAGTTATTTGATTATCCAAAAAGTCAACCACTCTTAACATTGCTACTTTTCTCTCTGTCAATGACTCAGTCCCAATCTTGATCCACTTCTCAAGCACCAGTCCTCTTCTTTTTCTTGAATGTTTGGAGAGATTAGTCCAACTTATCAAGTCTCCCACGTCTATCGTGTCAAAATTTGCTTTTCCAAGCATTTATCCCTCTGGTGTAGGAGCATTTAATTTGAGATTCATCAATTTTATTTGCTTTTCCTGCTCTTCTTCCTGATCATCCTCTTCTTCTTGCTCTTCAGCATCTTTTTCAGACTTTTTTCTCAGTTCATCAGCAAGTTCATCAGCAGCATCAGCGACTTCTGACTCTTTTATGAACTTATTCCAATTTTCAAATAATTTTTTCATAGTTTATAATCCTCTGTATACTTTATAGACGGCTTTTTCGAAGTCCATGCCCTCTTCATACAACTTAACAACCCTCCGGGCTGCATTGTACGCTCAAGCACCATATATTCCTGCCTCATTGAACTTTAGTTCTAGTTTTTTTGTCATTTCTTCTTTTAGTTTTTTGTAATCTTCCATTTTTGTATTCCATATATCATATATTATATTTTTCGGACATTTTTTTGTCTCAACTTTTGTTAATTAGTCCATTTTTATATTAACTTTAAACGTATTTGTCCCAGTAGTGTCACTTAGAGTGACAGATTTACCATCTTCTAGGTTCTTCATGTCTGATTTTGACATTTTGATTTCAATTTCAATATCGTGACTTGCTTTTTTGATTTTACCTTCGGCATCTTCTGATATCATATTGACATCTTCACCTAAGTACTTGTCCATGTAATGATATACTTTAGAAATATAGTCTGAAGCCTTGGTGATTTTGGCTTGAACCCATGCTGGAAGGTTCTGTTCGCCGATTTGCTCCATCCTAGCAGACATGGATTGAGAGTATTTTGCTGCTTTGTCTAGTTGTGTTCTAACCATAGACACTTCATGATCTAATTCTCCAGTGATTGTAAGAGCACCAGTGGCTTTTGCTGCCCCTGCTTGAGGATCAGTCACCTGTCCTCCATGCATATTCGGATCATAAGGCTCTAAATCGTGCTCACAGCCGTCAGTTTTCTTTTCTAATGAAACTTCTTTCTGTAGTTCTTCCATTAACCATACCATTTCTTGTTTTGTTAAATCATAATTACTCATTTTTTCTTCTCCTTGTTCAATCTTTGGGTTTTTTTCTTGGATGCTTCTTTTCTTTCTTCTGCATATTCATATGCTTTCTTCAGCCTGGCCTTAACTTTGGGATCTTTTGCATTTTTGTAAGCAGCACGAGCCCTTTGATGGATCAAGTTTATTATCTGAGATTGTCTTTTGTGAGATTTTGATTTAAAACTTGACTTAGCAAGAGTATCTTTGACATCTTGAACTGTAGAAAACTTAACAGATACTGTGTCACTAGGATTTTCGTCGGTATAAAGTCTTCTTCCGGAACCTTTTGGCTTTTTACCTGTACCTGTCTTGGGGTTTTCTGAGCGATTTCCATCGCCACCACCGCCACCATCTCCGCCATCACCGCTACCACCAACTGAAACACCGGAAGAGTCTCCATGGAGCATATGGTGATCATAAAAATAGCCTCCAAAGTACTTTTTGCTTCTTTTATGAGTTGGATGATGAGATTTTTTACGTTTTTTACGCTTACGCTCTTCAATATTATTTTTATTCTTCTCCTGCCACTCTGCAGATTCAGAATCTTTTGCGATTGGGCCGCCTTTAGCCCAAGTATGACATGATCTGGCACTATGACACTTGAAATGATGCATCCAGCAGTATCCTAATTCACCATCATCATCAAATGTATCACCGGGAAGACAATCTTTCATCCTAGGGGAAATATCAAATGCAACACAGACACCACATGAAGACTCTTTGGCAGCCTTCTCAGAAGTTTTCCAATATTTTGCAATTTTCTGCCAATAATCTGCTGGCTCATCGACATTCAATGGGCCGTAGTTGAATTTTTTGATTGTAGAATCCCTGTTTTTCGTATTAAGGGCTAAATCCTGTGTAGCAGGGGGACAAACTAGATCCAAAACTGCTTTCTTTATTTTTTTTAATCTTACTTTTATAGACATATGTATAAACACCTCTGCATAAATAGTGTTTTTACATTAGTTTGTCATAAAATAAGACTAAACCCATCAAAAATTGTATAACAGTGAATCCTGCAATCGCTTTCAGTTTAAAATCTTTTAATTCTCGTACTTCTTGTTTCATCTCACCTAGTTGTGTTGGAGATACAATATCATCAATTCGCTCTTTCCACTGCTTAAGTTCAGCAACACTATTTTGTTGTGCCCTGACTTCGGCAATTTGAGTCTTAACTTCTTGTATTTCACCACGTAACTCTGACATGCTAGTATTTAGGTTTTCTAATTGTTGCAAAACCATCTTACTATATACTTCCCATCCTGCTGCTGAATCCATTTTATACCCCTCCGAGTTCATTAAGTAAATAGTGCATCAATCCGTTATGAGCAGTTTTTGTTAGGTAATATTCTCTGGCTTCAGATGTGCTAACCCACCTATATTTTTCTATCTCTTCTGCCTGCAAAACAATGTCTCCAGTCCACTCTGTAACTAAGAAATAAATCTTGTCTCTATTGCTATCTTTTCCAATAAATTTAGCCTTTTTGATCTTCAATCCAATCTCTTCTAGGCATTCTCTGTAGACTCCCTGTTCTTTTGACTCTCCGAATTTAATTTTTCCACCGGGTATGTCATATCGATCTTCACTCCCAGTTGGCTTAACTAATAATATCCTTCCTTCTTTAAAGAAAAATGCTTTTGCAGATGTGGTTGTATCACCGGGTTTTAAATTTGCCATGTTGTCTCCTTAATATATATCTAACTAGTTTTTGTGGCTACAATGAAACTTTTATTATGAAACCATTCTTCATTAATAAACTTAAATGAACTGGCTGTGTTCGAGCCCCATCTTACAACAAATACTTTGAAATTTTTTTCATATGCATGTTTGTCTTCCAATGGAAAAGCCAATGTCCCAACTAGATTCGTATTGTCCTCTACAACCAGCATAGAGTCATATTCTAAAATATCTGTGACGATGCCGTACGGATATCTACCATTACTAGACAGAACCTTGTCCCAAACTTTTGTAAAAGTAATTAAGTCACCAACCACTGGTAATATTATTAAATCTTTTATTCCCATATCTTAATTAGTCACCTCTCATCTAGTATTGCCGATAGATTTATTGGAACCACGCTGACGATACCTTCGATCAACTGTGCATATGGAGGCTCTCCAACAGCAGCAACGGATACGACAACACCGATAACTTTACCATTCTCGTTAAACACTACAGAGCCTGAAGAGCCCGGTAAAGAGATGGAATCGATAATATATCCTGTTGGACTATATCCAGTAATCATCCCCTTGGATAAATTAAATGGTATACCTAACGGGTGCCCACAATGAAATACTTTTTCTCCTAGTTTATTGTTTTCAGAAAATTTAAACTTAGTAGCAAGTGTACCTGTCAGTTTCACATCAGGCTTTATTATTGCCAAGTCAAGTTCTGGATTTGATAAAAGTACTTTACCGCTTACAATGTTGCCATTCTTCTCTACAATATCCAAAAACAAAGACTGTTCAACTACATGATTTGCTGTAATAATATATAATTCACCTTTATGGGTGAACAAGTTCCCTGAACCAAAAGAAGTTCCTATACTAGACACAGATACTATTCTCACTGAAGTCTCGAATGCTATTTTTAATCCATCTTCTGTATCTTGATGAACTAAGTTACTGCTCTTAGCAAAGACATCTGCACTCGAAGTGTCTCCGGCTATCAAGAGCATTGAAAATAAAATGCTAATCATTTTAATACCCCCCTATTAGTATATAGGGGCTATTAACGTTGAAGAAGATTTATTATTTCGAGACGTAACATTTCCTGAATGTCTGTAGGTTTGGGAGGACTAGGAATATCTGCCCTGACTAATGCTTCCAAGCATTCATCAACATCGATATGCCATCCATTGTTATCATTAAACCTACCTAACATCATTTTGCCAACTGTTTCTATGGTAACAGCATCCCAATCCTCACAAGTTATTTTGATGCTTAGATTCAGATCGTCATCTTCTGCAATACCTTGCAATATTCTGTCGGGACTAATTTCATCACTCCATCCAATAGATGCCTCGACTTTCATATCAAGTTCATCTAATTTGGTAGCCTGAGAGAGGCTTGAGTATAGGCTCTGGTTACTTAAGAAGGCTTGGTTTAGCAAACCAGCCTTAATAACATTCATGCCTTCAGAAGCCAATATAGAGATTAATGTGGATATATGCCCAGACATTCTTTTAGCCATTTCAACTAGTTCTGGGTTTTCTGGATCAAAATCTTCATTGACTTCCCTGAACAGTTGATTCAGATCAGAACTATCAGAAAACTCTGCCGTGAAAGAAGTAAGAACATCAAATCCTAAAGGATTATCGTTATCTAACTCCTCTTCATTGATATCCCAGTTGCCATCTTCTTCTAGGGTTTTTTTGAATTTAGTTAGATAGTATCTCTCAGAAATATCGGTACGAACAATCTCTTCTCCATCGGACATTGCGCTAGCATGAGAGATATAATCTTTA